AGGTACTCTTCCTGTAGCCAATGGTGGTACTGGTGTAACTTCATCTACTGGTACAGGTTCTGTTGTTCTGTCAAACAGTCCTACATTGGTGACTCCCGCATTGGGGACTCCTGCTTCTGGTGTGGCAACTAATCTAACTGGTTTGCCGATCTCTACTGGTGTGAGTGGTTTGGGTACTGGTGTTGCTACTTTTTTGGCTACACCTTCATCTGCTAACTTGGCTTCTGCTGTTAGTGATGAAACAGGTTCAGGTGCTTTGGTGTTTGCTAATAGCCCAACCTTGGTTACTCCTGCCCTTGGAACGCCCTCTAGCGCAACTTTGACCAATGCGACTGGCTTGCCTATCAGCACAGGAGTTTCTGGTCTTGGAACAGGCGTAGCAACCTTCTTAGGTACTCCATCTAGTGCAAACCTTCGCTCTGCTTTGACAGACGAGACAGGAACTGGATCAGCAGTATTTGCTACCTCTCCTGCTTTGGTTACTCCTGATTTGGGTACACCTTCTGCTGCGACTCTAACAAACGCTACAGGTCTTCCTATCTCTACAGGTGTATCAGGTCTAGGTACTGGTGTAGCAACCTTTCTAGCCACTCCTAGTTCAGCTAATCTGCGTTCTGCATTAACTGATGAAACAGGAACAGGCTCTGCTGTTTTTGCGACTTCTCCGACATTGGTAACACCAGTATTGGGAACTCCAACAAGCGCAACATTGACTAATGCAACTGGTTTGCCTTTGACAACTGGTGTGACAGGAACACTTCCTACTGCCAATGGCGGTACAAATCTAACATCATTCACATCAGGCGGTGTGGTTTACGCATCTAGTTCTAGTGCATTGGCTACTGGGTCTGCGCTTTACTTTGATGGCACAAGTTTAGGTGTTGGCACAAATACGCTAAGTGGTTTTAGTGGATTTAGGTCTTTAGAACTTGCTAACTCTGGTGGCAATGCTATTAGCCTTGTTACAGGCACAGGAGTTATTGCTCAGACTATTGCAAGCAACACCAATGGTTTGGTTTACATGGGTTCAAGAAGCAATCACTCATTGGTTGTTACTGTGAATGATACCGAACAAATGCGTCTCACCTCAACAGGGTTGGGTATTGGTACAAGTAGTCCTGCTGTAAAGCTAGATGTTAAAGGCGGAGCATTAACTGTTGGTGATGAAGGAACTTATGCGGCTCGTTTCAGTAACAACTCTACCAAAGGCGTTGTCATTGGATACGACACAACCAACAATGTTGGTCATATTGGCTCTATCAATCCCGCTGTTGCATGGACTGATTTAGTAATCAACAAAAACGGAGGCAATCTAGGCTTGGGAGTTACTCCGAGTGCTTGGGGCAATCCTACTTTTCAAGTGGGAAGAACATCTGTTTATGGAAGTGGTGCATTTACAGCATTCGGAAGTAATTGGTACTCAGATACTGGCGACAAATACATTGCAAGTGATTATGCAACTCAGTATTACCAACTAAACGGACAACACGTTTGGCGTACAGCCGCATCAGGCACAGCAGGTGACGCTATCTCCTTTACTCAGGCGATGACTCTGGATGCAAGTGGGAATTTGCAAGTTGGATTAACTGGTGGAACTGGCAGATTAAATGTTGGCGCGTCAGGTACTGTTGCTTTAAATTTTACCAACACCACTACATCCGCAGTTAACTCAGTTCTTGGATATTACGATTCAACTTATGGTGCTATTTCTGTTGGTGACATGTGTATTTATACGCCTAGTAATCGCAGCATTACTTTGATGGCTGATGGCGCAAGTGGAATTATTAAATTTGCTTCTGGTGGTAACACAGAACGAGCCAGAATAGACTCTAGCGGTAACTTGCTGGTGGGGACTACGAGTCTTTCTGGAACTGAAAAATTTAGGGTTTATCAAACTTCTGGTGAAGCTGTAAATTTTAGTAACGAAGATTTAAGCTACTCAACCATTGTTACAAAATCACAAACTGCTTCTGCGTCTACACACTATGTTTTGGGTATTATAAATTCTGCTGGTAGTGTTGTTGGAAGAATTACACATAACGATACATCAACTACTTATGCAACTTCTTCAGACTATCGTTTAAAAGAAAACATTGCACCAATGACGAGTGCTTTGACTACTGTTGCCCAACTTAAACCATGCACATACACATGGAAAAGTAATGGTTCATCGGGTCAAGGTTTTATTGCTCACGAATTGCAATCTGTTGTACCTGATGCTGTTGTTGGTGAAAAAGATGCTGTGGATGAAAATGGCAACCCTAAGTACCAAGGCATTGACACATCATTCTTGGTGGCTACATTGACTGCGGCTATTCAAGAACTCAAAGCAGAATTCGATGCCTACAAAGCATCACACCCTTAATCTCTAAAGGACTGACATGACTACTTGTCCTGAGTGCAAACAAGAAACAATGGGTTCATCACCTACAGGTGTATGGTGCAATAACAAAGAGTGCCAATATCAAGACCCATGCCCATGTTGGCAAAACAAAATTAAAGATTGTTTTTTTCACTATAAACAACAGCAATCAAATTTAAAGGAAACAGTATGACTACGACTTGGACTATCTCAACACTTGAGCGTGAAACCTCAAACGGCTTTGTAACAACTGCACATTGGCAAGCCACAGCAGTAGATGGAGACTACACAGCCTCTATCTATTCAACCTGCTCATGGGCTGATGGCACACCAACGATTGCCTATGCAGACCTAACACAAGAAACTGTGCTTGGATGGGTGTGGGCTAATGGTGTTGATAAAGCTAGTACAGAAGCGGCTCTTGCAGCTAATATTGCTTTGCAGAAGAATCCTGTAACAGCTACTGGCACACCTTGGGGACAAGTATGAAATTAGAATTAGACGCAAACGAAATTAACTTTATCTTGCAGGCTTTGGGAAACCTTCCTTCCTCTAGCGGATGCTGGCCTTTAATCGTTAAAATTAAAGAACAGGCTGAAGCGCAAGTTCCTACTTCGGAGTAAACAATCATGGCCGTGACCAGTCAACAAATTATAGATTTCTTGCTTGCTAATCCAGGCATGAGCGATGCTCAGATAGTCGCGGCTATGGAGCAATATGGTATTTCTCCTACCCAAATGGCTCAAGCTGTTGGTTTACCAGAGGGTGAGGTTGTATCTAGGGTGGCAGCAACAATCCCAGAGGGTATGTCAGTTACTCTTGGAGATACTCGTGTTACACCTCAGTATCAAACTACTGGTTCTGGCATGGATCAGCAGATTGGTGGTCTTGAGAACATTTATCTTGAAAAAACTACAGGCGATGTTAACTACAAAGCCCCTGTTGGTTCAGACGTTCAAGTTTTAAGTCCTACTGGCGAGTTTGTAAACACGATAAAAACTAAAGAAGATCAATCATTCTTTGGTGGCTTGGCAGATGCTTTTAAAGACCCTGTAGTACTAGCCGCTTTAGGTGGTGCGGCTGCTGGTGGTTTATTGGGAACTGGTGGTGCATTAGGTGGTACAGCGGCTACTGTTGGTACTACTGGTTTAACAGCGGCTGAACTTGCTCAGCTAGATTTAGCTCTTGGTGGGGCGGGTGGTACTGCGGGTGCTACTAGCCTTGCAAATGCTTTGGCTACTGGTGCGGCTATACCTACTATTACCAGTTTGACTGGTGGTAGCGGTGCAAACGCTTTGACTGGTGGTGCAGGTGCTACTGGTTTGTTGACTAGCGCAGGTACTCCAGTTACTACTGCGGCTACAGGTGCATTGACTCCTACTGCCACAGGTGCTTTGACTACAGCCGCTACAGGAGCTTTAACGCCTGCGGCAACCTCTGCCCTTAGTCCATTGGTAAAAGCGGCAGTACCCGCTGTTACAGGGGCTTTAACAAGTGCTTTGACACCAACAAACATTGGAAACTTGCTTACTTCTGGTTTGACAACAGGGGCGGGTCTTCTCCAACAACAAACATCTCGTGAAGCGGCTCAACGTGCGCAAGCAATGATTGATGCTGAAACTGCTGCTGCTAAGACTGCGGCTCAATTCCGTCCTATTGGAATGACCACTCGTTTTGGTACTTCACAGTTCCAAGTCGATCCTACAACTGGTCAATTGACAAGCGCAGGTTACACATTAAGTCCTGAAGCTAAAGCGGCTCAAGACCGATTTGTGGCTTTGGCAGGTCAAGGAATCACTCAGGCAGAACAAGCACAACAACAGTTTGCTCCTTTGCAGACAGGCGCTCAGAGTTTGTTTAGCCTTGGTAATCAGTACTTGGCTCAATCTCCACAAGAAGTTGCTCAGAACTATCTGAATCAACAGATGGCTTTGTTGCAACCTGGTCGTGAGTTGGAATTGGCTAATCTGCAAAACAGACTGCAACAACAAGGTCGTGGCGGTCTTTCTGTTGCTCAAGGTGGTACTTTGGGCGCTACAACTCCTGAATTACAGGCTCTGTATAACGCTCGTGCGCAACAAGAGGCTCAATTGGCGGCACAAGCTCAACAAGCAGGTCAACAACAAGTTGCATTCGGTGCGGGACTATTGGGTACTGGTGCGCAGACTATGGGCAACTATTATGCAGGTCAGCAAGCCGCATACGCTCCTTATACGACTGCTTTGGGACAAGTTCAAGCCTTGGAGACTGCGGCACAACAACCATTGACAATGGGTACGGCTCTTGGTCAACAAGCGGCTCAAGCAGGTGCAAACATGGGTCGTTTAGGCTTATCAGGTGCTGAGTTCAGTACTCGTTTGGCTACAGGTCAAGCCGCTACTACAAACCCTTATGCAACATTGCTAAGTGGTTTAGGCTCTTCTAATGCGTTTGGTCAGGCTGCAGGTGGCTTAATAAGTGGTGGTTTATCTGGGTTGCAAGCAGGATTAAGTAATACTGCATTAGGTTCATCTGGTTTTGGTACAGGTGTGGCTTATGGCAATCAAGACCTCGGATTATTCTTGTAAGGATTCATCATGGCAGACAATATCGTAGCGGGTCTATTTGGATTAAACCCACAAATGTATGGTGAGCAACAGCGTGTTGGTGCTTTAAACGAAGGCATTGCTCTTGCTCAACTAGACCCTGCGGCTCGTGGTGCGGCATTGACCTATGCAGGCGCTAGAGGACTTGGTACTGCCATTGGTGGTGCTATGGGTGTAGAAGACCCTCAGTTGCGTTTAGTTAGTGCTAGAAACACTATTGCTCAACAGATAGATCAAAGCAACCCTGAGTCAATCCTACAAGGCGCTCAGATGTTGGCACAAGCAGGCGACCAACAAGGTGCTATGGCATTGGCTCAGTATGCTCGTCAAGCACAGAGTGAGATGGCTCAAACACAACAGAGAAAAGCAGCGGCATTTGCCTCAATTGCGCAAGCTACTCGTGAAAAAGTACAAGCCTCTCCCAAAGAAGTTCAATTGGCTAAAGAAGTTGCTTTGTTGTCAGGCCCAGAAGGTTCACCTGAGTACAACACAGCTTATGCCGCATCTCTCACAGGTCAGATTTCTAAAGATCAAAAAGAGAAGTTATCTGCATTTGGTCAAACTTTAGTTGACGCTGGACTTACACCAGGTACTGAGCCATTCCAAAAGCGTATGCTTGAATATGCGAATGAAAAGCTCAAAGGTGCGGCTAAAGGAACTGGCAATGTCACTATTGGCGGCATCAATGTTGATACAGGTGCGGCATCTAAGAAGGCTGGAGAGATTATTGGCACAAACGTAGCCAATATTGAACAACAGTTCTCTCTGAAGACAGCATTTGATGACGCTATCAAACTGGTCAACCAAGGCATCTATGCGGGTGCTTATGGCCCTGAAAGACAGTTTGCGGCTAAGTTTGCAGGTATTGGTAGCCCACAAAAGGTTGAAAATACTGAAGTATTCATGTCAAATATTGGTGAAATTGTTATTCCAAGATTGCAACAATTTGGTGGCAATGACTCCAATGAAGAGTTGAAATACTTGCAAAAGGTTGTTGCTGGTGAACTTCGTATGGAGCCAAAAGCAATGTTGCGTGTTTTGGAAAGTGCTGAAAAGAAAACTCGTAACAACATTGAGCGACTGCAAAAACAAGTGTCTACTAGCGGTAAGGGCGAGCCTTTACCAGTTACACCAATGAACGCACCTCTTGGTTCACCTCAAAATCCAATTAAGCTAAAGGATAAATAATCATGGCTACCATTTATGAATACAAAGGTGTTTCTTATGAGTTGCCAGATGGATTAACTGAAGACCAAGCTCTTTCCAGAATCAAGAGTTCTTTAGAGCCAACACCTAAAGAAGCCCCTGTTGAAGCACCAACTTCAGGCTTTATGATGGGTTTGAAAGACCCTATCAGCGCAGGCGCACAAATGCTTCCTCGCGCATTGGCTTACGCAACAAGTTTGGGTGGAACAAAGCCTAATTCATTGAGTGAACTTCTTACAAGAGAAGCTCAGCGTGTTAACCAAATGGTGCAATCTGAAGAGAAAGCCTATCAAGCACAGCGTGAGAAGCAAGGTGAAACAGGTTTTGATTTTCCTCGTTTAGGTGGAAACATTGTTAACCCCGCTAGTATTGTTCCCGCTGCTCGTGCGGCTCAACTTGCTAAAGCGGCAGGTGTTGGCGCATTAGGTCAAACAGTTACTGCTGGCGCTGTGAGTGGCGCTATGCAACCTGTTGTTCAAGGTGATAACTTTGCCGAACAAAAGCTAGAGCAAACTGGTTTTGGCGCTGTAACTGCTCCTATTGGAGAGAAGGTTGTTAAGGGTGTTTCTCGTGCTTTAAATCCTTTGGTTTCTAAAGCAGAACAAACCATGCGTGACCTTGGAATCACTCCTACGACTGGTCAAACCCTTGGTGGACAGTTTAAAACTATCGAAGAGTTCGCTCAGAATCTGCCTTTAATTGGATCAAGCATTGAAAACGCTAGACAACGAGTCTTGTTTGACTTTAACAAAGGTGTAATCAATAAGGCTCTTCAAAAGGTTGATGACAAGTTGCCTGCTGATGTTGTTGGTCGTGATGCCATTGCATACGCTTCTGATGAAGTATCCAAAAAGTACGATGATGTTTTGTCAAAAATGTCATTTGACTTAGACTTTGCAACAACAAGCAATATCCTTGGTGCTTTGTCTAAAGCTAAGAGTTTAGATTCCAACCAAAGACAACAGATTACCGAAACATTGAATGATGTGGTGTTTGGTAAGTTTGCAGGTCAAAAGATTGATGGACAAACATACAAAGGTATTGAGTCCGATTTGCGCAAAAAAGCAAGTAACTATGCCAATAGTGCTACTGCATCTGAGCGTGAGATTGGAGAGGCTTTAACCGATGTTCTTGGCGCTATCAAGAAAGAGTTGTACTTCCAGAATCCTAAACAAACATCCAAGTTGCGTAGGATTGATAGTGCTTACAGCGATTTGTCTGTCATCAATGTAGCAGCCGCTAACTCTGGTGCTGACAATGGTGTGTTTACACCAAAACAATTCTCTACTGCTGTCCGACAACAAGACCAAACAAGACGTAAATCTTCGTTTGCAAAGGGTCGTGCAAAGGGACAAGAAATCTCTGATGCGGCAGTTCAAGTACTGGGAGACACAGCAAGATCGACTTTAGAAGGTCGTATTGCGGCTTCTACTGTTGGTGGTTTGGGTTTGTTATCTCAACCTCAGGTGGGTATTCCTTTAGCAATGACTGTTCCTCCCGCTTACAGTCCTGGTGGACAAATGGCAATTGATATGTTGTTACGTCAACGACCAGAGTTGGCAAAGCGAATGGGTGGATTGCTTTCTCAACAAGCAACACCTCTTGGTGCTGTAACTGTGCCAAGCATGATTGGTCAATACAACCTGTCAGAGAGACGTGAGTGATGAAAGACTGGCTGTTCGCATTATGTACGGCAGCCATCGTCACAATATTTGTGATATTTTGTAGTATTGTTATTGTTTGGGCATTTCCGTGATCGCCTTTCTCTTGGCGGCAACCATAGAGTACCGATGTATTAAGTGGACTTGGACTGGTGATGTGTACAACAGAAGAGTTGTCTGCATTAAGTGGGAGAGAAAGAAATGATTATTGATCCTATTGACGCATTAAATGGCCTACAAAGCGCCATTTCGATGGTTAAGAAGGCTAGTAAGGTAGCCAATGATTTAGGTGGTCTTGCCCCGATGATTGGCAAGATGTTTGACGCTAAGAGTCAAGCAACCAAAGCGATGCTTCAAGCCAAGAGGGAGAAGAAGGGTAGCAACATGGGTGCGGCTCTTCAGATTGAGATGGCTTTGGAGCAAGCTAGAGCCTTTGAGGAAGAGTTGAAGATGTTGTTCATGCAGACTGGCAAGATTGATGTCTGGAACAAGATTAAACAGCGTCAGGCTGAGATGGACAGAGATGATGCCAAAGAGATGGCGGCATTGAAGGCTGCTGACAAGAAAGCCAAAGAAAAAGAAGAAGAGATGCAAGAGTTGGCAATGATTATTGGTGGTGTTGCATTTGTTCTTTTATTGGTGTTCATTGGTATCAATGAAATGATGAGTTTGTGTGCTGGAGGCAAGTGTGGGCGATGAACGAGTATCAGAAGCAATTCGATTTGTTTCTCAAGATATTTGTTCGTCTTTGCATTGTTTGGTGGGTGTTGGGGTTCTTAAAGTTCTTACCGAATGATTTGTCGGACAAGATTGTTAATCTTTTTCTATCAAAGATTGGACTTGGATGAAGATAACCACTTATCAGCAGAATGCCATGATGCTTTGGGAGGCTCATAGGGTGATCCACAAGCAGAATATGCAAAGACTTGCCGAGTTAAACAGACAAGCTGAACAACAATGCAAAGCCTATGAGATTAAGACTCAATGGGTTAAGGCTACCTCTGTGGATGTCAAAGTATGAAATATTTGCTTATTTTGGTGGCAATTGCCCTGTCTGGATGTGAAGACAGATATCGCTATAAGTGCCAGAACCCTGACCACTTCCATGCCGAAGAGTGTCAAAAGCCTAAGTGCTTGTTCACCCAACAATGTCCTGAGTACTTAGTAGCCCCAATCTTGGAGAAAAAGGTAAACGATGTCCAACAACCAGAAGCCAAACCTAACAACTGAAGAGTTCGAAGTCCGAGTTTGGGGCTTTGTTGTGGTCGTTGTGACCTGCATTCTTTGCTTCATTGTTATTGCACTTCTGTACTCTGTCACTTTTGTTACTCAACCTATCAAAAGCATGGCCCCGATTGACCAAGCCTACACAAAGATGCTGAACGACATTGTTTTGCTTATTGTGGGTGGTATTGGTGGCGTGATGACCAAGAGGGCGGCAGGAGCAGCGGCAAAGGCTTTTGGAGCGCCTCAACCTCCAATGCAACCAATGTGTCAACCAATGGGTTTTAACGGCTCTATGGGCGGTTTTAATCAATCCTACGCACCTCCACAGTCTGCTTATGGTTTGCCAAGCCAACCTTTCGGTGCAATGCCTGTTTGGACTAATCCTGAGTTGGATGAAAGTTGGACACCTGGTCCTCCACCGACAACTCCACCTGACCATCAAGAGCCAGATGAGGTTCGTGAAGAGATTACCAAAGCTCGTCAGGAGGCTGACTAATGCTACCTATACCACTACCTTGGTTGATTGTTGGTGTTCTTATTTCCCTGTTTGGGACTTACAGGGTAGGACATCACTATGGATGGATAGAGCGTGATAACGACATGAAAATAGCCATTGCTAAGAAGAATGAAGAGGCTCGTCAGATCGAGCAAAACATGAGTGAGAAACTGAACCAACAATCTGCCAAATTACAGGAGGCTAATGATGCCATCAACAAAAAGACTACTGCTCTTGCTGTCGCCAATCGTGCTGGCAAGTTGCGGCTCTGCCCCACAAGTAACGTACAAGCCACCCCAAGTACCCCCATTGCCAGCGCAGATACAAAAGCAACCAGTCAACCTGACAGACCGACTGACACAGCTTCTGATGCCGAAAGAGCAACAATCGATGCCATCGCAGAAATAGTCGCCCAAGGTGACAAGAATACTGCCGCTTTGAATGCGTGTGTGGACTCGTATAACCAGATGAGAGATTTGCTAAATGGTAACAAGTGAACAACTTAAACAAATGCACATTGACCCTGTTTGGGAAGGGCCGTTAAACACGACATTTGATCGGTTTGACATTGCTAATCCTCTTCGTCAGGCGGCTTTTATTGCCCAATGTGGTCACGAGTGCGGAAACTTTAAGGTCTTGGAAGAGAATTTAAATTATCGAGCCGAAACTTTGATGAAGTTATGGCCCAAGCGTTTCCCAACTTTAGAGTTTGCCAATCAATATGCAAAGAATCCAAAGAAGATCGCCAATATGGTTTATGCCAATCGCATGGGAAATCGTGATGAGGCTTCTGGTGATGGCTATCGTTTTAGGGGTCGTGGCTGTATTCAGTTAACAGGTCATGCTAACTACTACCATGCAGGACAAGCCTTGGGAGAGGATTTTGTTATGCAACCAGAACTCGTTGCAACACCTATGTATGCTGCATTGAGTGCTGGTTTCTTTTGGAATACGCACAAGTTGAATGTTCTTGCCGACAATAGAGACATCAAGATGATGACGAAAAGAATCAATGGTGGCTTTATTGGTTTGGCAGATCGAGAGAAGCATTACAACCAGGCACTAGCAGTTCTTACTGCTTAACAAAGATGCCCTCTTTATTGAGGAATCCTTTGCGGTCTTTAATCTCTTCGTAAGCGCCTTTAAAGCACTCTACAAGGTCTAAATCAGCGCAAGCAGCACCCATTACGAGTGTTACGAGAATATCTCCGTATGCGTCTGCCATTTCTGCTCTATCGTTTTTAATGATAGCTTCAAAAAGTTCATTTAATTCTTCTTGAGTTTTTTGAGCTTGAGCATAGGGTGTACTGTTCTGAACAATCTGCCTAGCTTCACCCCATTGGATGACCTTCATTTCTGTATTAGCGTAACTCATTTTTTTCCTCCGTCTATTCTGTTTTGTTTTAGATGAATACCTGTTATTTTCTTTAACCAACAGGATTGGCATATCCACTTTTGACCATTTTCAATCCCGCCTTCTGGTGGTTTATCTGTATCGCATTTGGTACAGAGCTTAAATCTATGGGTTGAGAAAGTCGAACCCATATCGATTGATGGCATCATTTGTTTTTATCCTTGAGTTTGGCTTCAATGGCTCGTGCAAAGTGAATATCCGTGTGTTGATGGGTAGAGGCACAGTCAGCAGAGATTAAAACAATCTCATCCTCTGATAAACCAATAAATTGAGGCTTGGCATAAAGAGGCTTCATGCTTTTAACTCCAACATTTTTCATGTCCTCATTATCTAAGCTGTGAGTTTCAATAGATGTGTAACCATCTTCTTTCTCCCATATCCACGCCACAGGCTCATCCTTCTTTAATTTCTCAAAAAACCCGTCATTGTTTACATCCATTATTCTTTTCCCTTAATGCCGTGTGCTGCTTCGATGGCTCGGGCAAATTTGATGTATGACCAATCCGCAGTCCAGTCAATCATGTATCGGTATGTCAGTATTTCCTCATCCGTCAGCGGCTTGCGCTGTGCCAACTTCTTGTCCAACTCATCACACCTTTCACACATCTGTTGCCACAATGTTTTGTAATCAGGCTCATCCTTCGCTTCTAGTGCGGCTTTAAATACACATTTGCAAGCGTTGTACGAGCATTCTCCGCACTCGCAAACCCACGGCTTTTCATTTTTTACTTCTGGGTTTGGTTGGGTTCTTCTTCGCATACGGAACTGCGCCTGAACATCTTTATCGTCCACCAATTCGCAGTAGTCACCTTCGCCATATCTTGCAACACGATATTGAACTTCGTGAACAAGCCCACAGTCACAACATTTCATGAAATATTCATCTGGGTTTGGGCAGACCCATTCAGACCAATCTTCTGGCAACTCAACTTCATGCTTGATAAATTCTTGTGGTAAACCATTGGGGCGATATGCTATGTCATCTTGTGTCCAAGGCTCATCCTTCGCTTCTAGTGCGGCTTTAATGGATTCCAAAGCATCTCTTGCTTCTTTCTGATACTCATAGTCCATAGCATTTACATTGGCAATCAATTCCAATGATTTGATAGCTATTTTTAAGGCTTCACTCATTTGTTCCTCGCAGGACAGTTTCTGCCCTGGTTACAACTTCCATGACAGGGAGGACAGACTTGTTTTAAAGCAGCCTGTAACCCTGCCAAACCACCTACATATTGGTCATTGACCCATATCTGTGGCATCTGACGAGCTTCTGGACGAGCCGCAAGCAAGATAGCTAATCTGTCGCCAACCATTACATCTACCTCTTCATACTCAATGTTTAAGGAGTCGATTAGATTCTTTGCTATGACGCAATTAGGGCAACCAGATTTGGTATACATCGTGACCTTCATTTGACTCTCCTAAACTCTTGTCTTTCAGGAGGAGGAGGTGTCATCTTCTCACTAGGAGGAGTCCATCCATGCTTTCTCCAAAGAGCCTGAACGTCCGATCCTGATTCCCATTTAAAGTCTTTCAAAGGAACAGATGGATAGCTGATCTTTGAATGTGGAGGTAATTCAATCATGCTGTCCACTCCCTTTCTGAACGACCTGAGTCGGATTTGACTGTCTTACCAGTTAACTTGATAAGCCCAATCTTTTGCATTTCATTTAAGCGCCTGGCAACCTGATTTGAGTCTAGGTTTGTCATGGCTGAGATTCCATCTTTACCGAGTGGCCCATAAGTCTGTAGGCACTCTAAGATTGTTTGGAAGTGGTGGGAAACAACAGGCTTTATTGCTTCTGCTGCCTCATGTGATGTTACAGGGTCTGTTTTCCTGACTCTAGGAAACTCAGACAAGTTAAACATTTTGTCGAAAGCACTTTTAATATCCATTATTAACTCCTATTTATTGAACTGGTGAGGGTACTAGCGTTCGTCCGACATTGCTGTCCGTTTTCCCCTCGTAAACTATCAGAATGGCATATCGCCATCATCAAAACTAGTGGCTTTAGAACGCTCAGAAGGCTTTGCTTGTTGTTCCTTTGGGGACAATGCAAGACCCATGAACTTTCCACCTTTACCTTCTTTAATCCAAGCAGATAGCCAGAAGTCCTGACCATTTACTGTGATGTTGCCTTTGTAATCAGGATGGTTTCCTGTTTCTTTCTTGTCATTTTTGAACAAGACACCTGAGTTATCACGCTTTTCCATTTAGATTTCCTTCGCTTTCTTTAACGCTGAACGCACTTTACTTGGGAGCAAAGTCCAAAGAGCAACTTTCTGTTCGCTGTCTAAGTTCTCTGACTCCAACTTAACCCAAGCTGCCTTGGGATCACCTTGCTCACACATGGCAATCAATTCGACTGCCATCTCCTGCAAGTACTGTAATTCCTCTTGAGGAATATTGTCTGTTGCCCCCTGAGTAGGACTGATAACTACTTTCTCTTCTTTGAGAGGAGCAGAAGAGTCTAAAGCATCATGCTCAACAATCTCCATTGCCGACACCCAAAGATAGCGCCTGGTGTATGTCTCCACCGCCCCTAAATTCTGAATAGGATGTGCCCCTTTTAAGTTGGCTTCAACCATTGGGCTAGTGATTGTTATTTGTGAGTTATCTTCGAAATCAACAATCGTTAATGTTGCAATTGTTGTGTCGAAAGATATATATCCACATAGTCCTACTTGATGGAAAATTTCTTGCACTTGAGGAAGGAAATCTCCAAGCTCAAAATAGTAGTAGCCAGCAAATTTATTGTGACCAGTTTTCTTAAGCTGCGTATTCTGCAATCGGATACGAGCATTCATTAACTTGCTATGGACTGACATAAGTTATCGCCTTTCTTTCATTTAAATACGCCTGTTCAGCATCTTCTATATTCTCAAACAAACCAAGATATTTTCTTTGTTTGTAGATGCAAATATGGGCTTGCCATTTCTTTGCTTTTTTGTGCCAACTCACTCCAAGCATTTGACTTTTGCTTCTTGATTGTGGTGACAACTTGTTTTGTGCATTAGATATTTGCGTTACATCTCTTAAGTTTTCAATCCTGTTGTCTTGCTTATTTCCATTGATATGGTCGATCTCTCCTTTTGGAAAGACTTTGTAGCAATAAAGCCAAGCAAGTCGATGTGCATAGAATGATTTACCAAGAACTGTTATACGCAAATATCCAAAGCCGTTATCAGTACCAAGATTCACGCCTGTTTTGATGCCTCTACGTTTTTTCTTCCATTGAAAATGTCCAGTATTCCTGTTGTAGTCAAGGAGAGAAATTACATCATCATGTGTTAACAAACTGTTCATCTTTTCCTCATAGGTTGCTGACAACCTATTATACATTCAAATGTTGCTCTAACTCTTGTTGAATGATTTGTTTTTGTGTTTCAAGCCCAAAGTACTTGAAATCGATAAAGTCATCGGAACAGCATGACTGGTTTGTTTTTACTGTTAAACAGTATTGGCAGTAGTGAATCCCTGAGAATTCTTCTAAGTAAGTTTCAAGCAAGGATTTCATTAGTGGAGCTTGTCAAAAGCCATTTCCCAAAGTACATCACTTGCTAGGATTGTGAGTTTATCTAACTCATCTTCTGTCATAGGTGTTCCATCTTCATAGCAAGCATAGCTAAAGTATGCGTCTGCGAAATCAGGATAATCCCTACTATCGACTCCATCTACTTCTAGGTCTACGACCTTCTTTCCATTAAGAATTGGCATCTTCGACCCTTGCTTTCAATATTGATACCAAACATTTACAGCGCCATTTTCTTGAATTGCTTCAATCAACTCTTTGAATGGGTTTTTTTCATCATTCATGGCGGCGGCCAAACCTCTCAAAACAGGGATGTCACCTTCGCTAAAAGTGTGTGGCAAATCCATGCCTGCACGCTCCAAACATTCCATAAACCAAGACGGAGCCATTACATAAAGAGATTTTGGATTTGGGTCAATTGCTTCCCAATAAATTGTTGCACTCATGCTTCCCTCGCTTTCAGCATTGCGTCTGCCATTCGGTATGCGCCTTCTGCGACTTTGTCAAACCATTCTTGGTCAGATTGACAACCAATTTGATCTCCAAAGTTTTGCACAGCCCCTGTCGCAAAATAGTCACGCAAGGTCATGCCATCAGCATCACATTTTGCATAGCCTCCATGATATGTTGGGAAAGCTCTTTCATTTTTCATATTCACTCCTATTTGTTTATCAAAGATGTCCGTTTTTGCAATTCGTCCCTGCTTTACGCTTGATTCAATCAACCATGTTAGGCACAAGTTTCGATGGCATTGCAACTGTTTATCTCGATGGACTTCGAGAGGAAAGTTGCCCAACACCTCTAATGTGCCACACCTTTTTAGCCTTTTTAATAGGGATAAACCCTTAGTTACAAACCTTTTTTATCATGCTAGGCTACTCGTATGAACATCGAACAAATTGAACAAACTTGCGCTGAAACCTTGCTTGAGTACGCTCAAACAATGGCTAGTGCTTATGTATCCGAACCAGAGGACTTTTCTGCTTCTGTCACAGCATTGCTTGCCAGGACTTTAGAAAACCACCTCAACAAACCAATTGACCTAGAAAAACTATGACCCAAGAAAGACTCATTAAGGCTTTACAGAATGGCCCACTAACCTCTTCTGAAATAGCAGACTTAACTGGTATGCCAAAAGCTACTGTTTTGTCAACAGCAAAGAAGTTACGCTACAAAAATGAACTAACTACTGAGATTGTGAAAGTAGGACGCCATAACTTAGCTAAATACACTTTGGCAGATCACATGATTGAAAAGAGAGTTAAGACTACAGTAGACGAAACAGGTCGTTGCTTACTCAATCCTTTTGATATCAGGAACGCTAAAGGTATCTTTTCTAAGGCTGAGTACGCTGTGATGAATGCACAAGCTCGTAGGCTTTTTAAGGGAAACCCTGATTTCACAAAAAATCTTTGATGTTTACAAAGTAGAATAGTTTTGATATTATGGAATCCAGCTAGGTACGAAGTCATGAGCGTACCGAAAAGAGTTAACCCTTCTCCTGCTGGCAATTCCTCAAAGGGTGGTTTAAAAAGCGGGAAAATTTATGCTATTACAGCCTAAGAATTGGGCGGTCTTTCAACATTACAAAGATCGTTGCCCACCTTGGATAAAACTCCATCGTGAACTGTTAAACAACAGGTCTTATATCTGCTTGCCTATTGCTAGCAAGGCGCTAGCACCTATGCTTTGGTTGCTTGCAAGCGAATCAAAAGATGGTATTTTTGATGGCTCACTAGATGAGCTAGTCTTTCGTCTTCACATCACACCTAAAGAATACGAAGATGGTCTTAAACCATTGATTGATAAAGACTTTTTTGTAATTGTCAGCGGAGTGCTAGCAGAACGCTTGCATAATGCTATCCCAGAGACAGAGAGAGAGACAGAGACAAAGAGAGAGAAGAAAGCAACTAGCGTTGCACCGCCTGAAGGCGTTTCTATTTCTGTTTGGCAAGACTTTCTTACTTTGAGAAAAGCCAAGCGAGCGCCTATGACTCAACGAGCTTTAAATGGTTTGATGTCAGAAGCTGAAAAAGCAGGTTGGACTCTTGAGAAAGCATTAGAAGAATGTTGTGTGCGTGGTTGGCAAGCATTCAAAGCAGATTGGGTTGCGAAAAAACTTAATCCTGCCGACATTGGTAGGGTCACAGTTCCTCCATCAAATGAGCCTGACCCTGCGCTTTTAAAGATTAAAGAGGATGAGAAAAAAACTCGTCCACCAACACCTGAAGAACTTGCTGTATTTAATTTAATTAGGAGAAAAGCATGAATAAGATTGAATTTGGTGATTGCCGTGAAATTATGCGTAAATGGGCATCACAAGGCGTTAAAGCTCAAACTTGTATAACAAGCCCTCCATATTACGGCTTGCGAGACTATGGAACAGCAAAATGGGAAGGTGGCGATCCTAATTGTGAACATTCCATATCAATGCCGACAAAGTGGAATGATCCAAAGCGAGGAACAAAAGTTTTGCGTCCTGAAGTTGGTCACAGAGGCGGATCATCCTCAAACTGCCACATTTGCGGAGCTAAACGCATTGATGAACAGTTGGGGTTAGAAGACACTCCTGAAGAATACATAAACAACATGGTAGAGGTGTTCAGATGTGTTTGGGATGTCCTTGAGGATGATGGCACTCTATGGGTCAACATTGGAGACAGTTATTGCAACAGCAATGGTTTTGCCAGAGCAAGTCCAGAATATCAGCGTGAGGGCAGAAACAATATGCCAGCTAATGACAGGAAGCTGGACAAGTTACACGCTACTGGACTGAAAACCAAAGACCTGATTGGGATACCTTGGATGCTTGCATTTGCATTGAGAGCTGATGGTTGGTATTTGCGACAGGACATTGTTTGGAGTAAACCTAATCCAATGCCTGAGTCTGTTCAAGATCGTTGCACCAAAGCGCACGAATACATTTTCTTGTTGAGCAAATCCCATAAATATCATTTTGACCATGTTGCAATCAAAGAGCCTGTAAAAGAAGATTGGGGAACGAGAGACAGGACAAATGGTAAGTATCACAATGAAGGAACAGGTTTACAGCCTCATTCTGGATTGGATAAGTCTTATGAAATGGCAAACAAACGAAGTGTTTGGAATGTCGCTACAAAGCCATATTCAGGTGCGCACTTCGCAGTTTTTCCAACAGAACTGATTGAACCTTGCATTCTTGCTGGCGCTCCACTTGGGGGAATTGTTTTAGACCCATTTATGGGATCAGGAACTACCGCTCAAGTAGCTCAAGACCTTGGAAGGCAATATATTGGGTGTGAGTTGAATCCTGAATATGGAAAACTTCAAAAGAAGCGAACAGCACAAATAGCATTGGATTTTGCATGACAGCTCAAGAAAAACTTGGATTTTTTGCAATAGGTTTAGCAATTGTTGGAGTAATAGTTATGTTTTGGTCTAGCACAGTTGGATTCGCTGTTTGGTCTTTTGGGCTTGGTTTATCACATGGTTGGGCAGTTTCTGAATTTGGTGATAAGCATGAGCCACGCTGATGCAATGAAACTACTGGACAAGGTGCGTGAAGGCGTACCTTATCCACTACATCTGATAAACAAAGCCTTAGAACTTACTGGCGACTTATGTATTCCAGAAGAAATGTAGAAGGCCCAAGCGATAGAAAAATCCTCGAGATGGCAGAGGCTCGGGAACTCTATCGCAATTGGGAATGGTCAAAGAATCGTGATTTGATTCGTGCCAGATTAGAACGAGCAGAGCGAATCTATGGCATAGGCGCTAGAGATCGCATAAGAGCTTTTATGAAACAAATGCAAGATGGGACACTTGAATGACAATGATGCTTATGTACACAGTTTATGGTGAGCCTGTCGGCAAGGGCAGGCCAAGATTTGCTAGAAGAGGAAAATTTACATCTACCTACACCCCACAAAAGACAAAGACCTATGAAGACGAAATCAGGATGATGGCAAAGGCGGCAATGGGTTCTTCAGAGCCTCTAGACACGCCTATGACAGTCGCAATTTATATCAGAGTTGGAATACCCGCTTCCTATTCAAAACAGAAGCGTAAAGACGCATTGTCAGGAGTCTTAAGACCAACTAAAAAGCCTGATCTGGACAACATAGCAAAGTGTTTTTTAGATGGGATGAACGACATTGTTTACCTTGATGACAAACAGGTGGTCAATCTCCATGTGACCAAGGTTTATGCAGAAACACCCGCAGTCGAAGTAATGGTGAAAGAAGACTTAGGGTAAGTCCTAATAGATTTTTTGTTCAACAAGAGTAAATTAACAGTTTTAAACAGGAGTGAATGATGAACACATGGGAATTTGACACAACAATCGGTGCAGGTGGTGAAGTCGTAACAGTAGTCTATGAATACGAAATAGACGATGACAAGTCCACTTATAACGAATCAGTAAAAGAAGTTTGGTTTTCAGGTCGTGACATTGTGGGATGTATGTCTGAGGAGGCTTATGCTGAACTGGATATCGAGGCGGCTATGCGCTTTCAACATCACAAACTGAACTACAAACAAGAATCAGTATGAGAAAGCAAGTTAAGCGTAAGGTTTGGGCGTTGCTCAATCCCTTGAAACACGCTATCGAGGGCGCTTGCATTACCGATAGAGAAAAGCTAGACAAACTCAGGGTAATGGAATACTCAGCCCTAGAAGCGATAACTAAGGGCATGGGAACAATTCAGGATTGGCACACCCTAACAGAGGTGTTAAACCTCTCGGAAACGATGGCGAGAGGCGGTGTCGGGCCTGAAGTGCTACCAGTCTGCGAAAAGGCTCAAAAAGCCCTCTATGAAGCCGCAGAGCGATACAACTCAACGATGCAATTGGGTTTGAGTGGAGAGGGAATTCAAGCGGTTCGAGAGTTGATCGAGTTTGCAGACCTCCAACAATCAAGCATTTCTAGGTCTGAATTTGAAAGATATATTCAGAAAACTAGGGATTATCTAAAATCAAAAAATAATAATGTGGTGGAGATTATCTAATGGATTATCCTAGTCGTGCGATACAGTATTTAATCGATACAGCCCCTCTATACGCTAAAGCCAAATCTGACAGAATGTATTTAGAGGAATTCAGGAAAAGCAAAAAAGCTCAGTTAATGAGTCAAGCGGGAACTGAAGTATTGGGTAAACAGGAAACTTACGCATACGCTCATCAGGACTATATCCAGATTTTAGAAGGCATCAGAGAGGCCGTAGAACAAGAGGAACGCTATCGTTGGTTGATGACCACCGCCCAAGCAAAAATAAGCGTGTGGCAAACAGAGCAATATAACGCTAGGCTAGAAGTCAAGGCCACTCAATGAACAACAAACTAAACACAAGGGAACGGCTACACCTTGCAAGGGTTAAGTCTCTCCCTTGTTCTGTTTGCGAAGCACAAGGGCCAAGCGAAGCCCATCACTACAAACAGGGTTTACAGTACACTTGCATCGCCCTTTGTGTTGACTGTCATAGAAACCCGATTTTAGGATGGCATGGTCAAAAACGTGCATGGTTAATCAGGAAAATGCTAGAAATTGATGCGCTGAATGAAACCATCCGCAGATTGTGCGAGGAAACACCTCTAAAAATCGATAGAAGCCCGTTCTAGGCGTTTTTTACGCTTGAATGATATAGCACTAGGGAATTAGAAATAATCGCTTATACGTTGATTTTGACAGACAACAAAAAAGCCACTTTTTAGGGTGGCTTTGGTGTTAGCGTTTAGTGAGTATTCGCAGAACTAAGGCAAGGCAAGCGTAAATCATAGAATGGCGAATCTTTCATTAACTGGAATATAAGTTCCTAATATCCTACAGTCTGGATAATCCTCTATTAACTTATTCTCTGCTTTTGCTAATGAGTCTGCTTTATATTCTTTATATTCAGACCTGTATTCATCATTTGTATTTGCGTAAAATTCAAAAAGAAATATCATTTTTAACACCTCAAATTTGTTCTGTTTTATATTGTTTAATCATTAGTTCATCTTCTATATATTGACGGAAAATCTCATATATAGCATCTTCACGCTCACCACTAAAGAAAATTGAAGCATTGAAGCCATCTGTTACGCCTAATTTATCTTGAATGAGCCGACAAGCCTCATGCAAAGCATCTTCTGCTAAGAATTGAATTTGATCTTTATTCATTTCATTCGCCTTTTTTGAGTATTTCTAAAATTTTAACGATCTGTTCAGGTTTTAAAGTCATCCATCGAGTTTGTCCCTGATCGTTTCTAATTTGCATTGTGGCGGGAGTGTTGCCAAGCCTAGAAAACTCGCTTTCATAGTAGCTTTTTGGCTTCGAAATTGGGATAAATACCTCAACAGTAGGGCCGAAATGTTTATCAGTCCAAGGATCATTTGTATAAGTGGTCATGGTTTAACCTTCTACTTTTGAAGAATCAAAACAAAAACTGAAACCCCGCCCATCTGCGCTGTCTCCATAACGCATAGCTTCTAAATTCCAGTCTAAATTGTGCTTTTTGATTAACGCTTTAACCGCCTCAAAATGTACGTTTACACCATCTAAGGCATGGTTATAAGGTACTGAGATTGCGAAGCCTTTATGAGTACCCCATGAGGCCGTGTAAGCCTTAATACGCGAGCCGCGAGTGTTAGTAGGGCCAAGATATTTTGTGTGAATTGCTATCATTTTTTAACGCCTATTAAAAACCTTGGGAAATTCCAAGGCCATAAGCCCCTAAATTAAGGGCTTACAGTCTTAAAATTAGATAGTTTCAGGGGTTTCAGTTGGTTTTACTGAGGGCAGATAGCACCACTCTGGCACTTTAGCGGGTGCATATTCTTTTGTCGGCATGATAACCCCAATGAAGTGATCGTCCATTTGAGGAAATGAGACAAGGGCAGATTGAGAGCCACGCTGTAAAACCATAGGAATTTGACGTTTTCCGTATATTTCCTCCGATACATCTACAAAACGTACCAGAAGATCAGGGTTAAATGTTGCGGGTTTGATATCTTCATCCTTTATGACCATAGGAATGACCCGATCAGTATCAGGAAACCTTGCGTCATGTGCTGAGAATCGGGTGGTTGACTGGCTGTCGATACATTCCACCGCTAAACCTTCGACAGAGAAACTGAGCCATTCCTCAGAGGTTTTTTTAGTGCCTTTAAGTTTTTGAAGTGCCTCAGTAGGCAAAACAACATTTTGCTTAGTGTCAGAGGTGGTGTTGTTGAGGAACAAACGGCCTAAAACGTGACCATCAGTAGCTTCGATGTAAGTGCCTCTATTGTCGCGCACCACGTTAACACCTTGCAAATAATAGCGAATGTCTTTTTTGGCCGCTAAGTGAAGCATTGCGCGGATATCTTTACGTTTGATAGAGAATTTCATAATTTACACCTATTGAATTGAAGTAGTGCAACATTGCACCGCATAAGCCCAATACATGAGCCTATACGTTGAAATGTCAGTTCTGAGGGTATATCGCAACTGAGGAAAACCCATAATTCCATTGTGCGAGCTTACCATCTTGCAAAGCGTCAAAAGCCCTAATGATAGTCGCTTGAGTTGCATACACTTGCAACCTAGCGAACGTCAGCGCCTCATGGATAGATGGAAATGTTTTCTCAGAGTTGCCTTGAATGTGAACGATAATTTTCATGTGAACACCTATAAATTGAGATTATTTGACAAGGATATCGAAGTAAGCGAGTAGGCCGATACATAGGCAGACTCCCAAGCCGATAGCCGTTAGATAGTCGAGTAGATCATTCTTCATTTTGTGTACGCCTTGAATGTGCTGAGCATTGCCTTATGCTCTTTTGAGTCAGGTTTCATGTTGCTGTAAACAACATTGCCGTTTGTATCTAAGCGCATCATGCAAGTGAAAGCGCCATAAACAACAAAGCCCTCAGAAGTTCTAATCACAGATCGTTTCATGTTTACACCTTTAGACTGTTGCTCTAGCGACATAAGAGCGGACGCAACCTCTAGCGCCTAAGTGTGATGAAGTCTCGCAAGTATCTACTACTTGATCGAATTTATAGAGCTTGACAATGTAATAGCCCTTGCGTGTAAGGTACTCAAAAGTAACCTTAAAGCCATTTTGAAGTTTGGTTGTTTCCATGTTGACGCCTATTAAAAGTTCCTAGTTCCTCTAGGTCGGTGAAGATATAGTAGCACCAAAAAATAAAAAAAACATAGGGACAAACCCTAATAAAGTACAATTATTTTAAATTATTTATCAGACAAGGGAAACAATGGCGAGACCTTCAAACCCTGAAACCCGATATTTCCAAAGAACATTGTCAAACCCTCAGAGGATGATCTTGCTATCAGCGGGTGAAGGCGATCTATCTAGAGGATTCGAAACAGTGTTAGCCCTTTATCAGTATGCGCACAATGAAGGATACAGACCTGATATGGAAATGAGTTCTTTAAGAATAGAATCCGCGAATAAAGAGACAGCCCTTAGTGAGTGAATCAATAGGGAGTAAGACAAGGATAGATAGAGGGAACGATAAGGTAAGACTGATAAACAGAAATGAAAAGGTAACCCTGAAAAGCACCCGCAGAGACTCTCGCACATAGTTATAAAACATAACGATATTAGTTATCCCTCATAACGATTGATAGTAGGTAGAAACCCTGGTGTATGGAAAGATGGGGGGGGAGGGGGTAGGTGGGAGTAGTAGATATTTGTGGTGCTTCCCATCCCCAGAAAAAGCTAAAATGAACTAATCCATTCCAAGGAGGAGAAAATGGAAAAAAGAGGAAGAGGAAGACCTAAAGGGTCGGTGAAGATGACGATACAGAGGTTTGCTGATAACCCGCCTGCTGTATTACCTAAGACAGACCACCAGAGGCTCAAGGAGCTAAAGGAGTTGATGATTAGGAGTGGAGGTAAGGATGTTGCTCAGAAGGTCATAGAGATAGCTTTAAACGATGACCACCCACACCAATTGGTTGCTTTGAAGATGTGTTTAGACAGGACATTACCTGTTTCTATGTTTGAGAAGGATAAGAGCCAAAGGTCTGCTGTAACGATTAACATTACAGGACTTGGTGAGCCTACTGTGATTGATACCAACCCTGATGCAGAAGATGTAGAGGCTAAATATGGCTGACCTGAACTTTAGTCTTTTACCCTGGCAACAAGAAGTCTTCAAGGATTCCACGAGGTTCAAGGTAGTGGCTGCTGGGCGTAGGTGTGGTAAGAGTCGTATGGCGGCAGTTACCCTACTGATTGAAGGACTTAAGTGTCCACAAGGCTCTGCAGTTCTTTACGTTAGTCCCACTATGGGACAGTCTAGACAGATTATCTGGGACTTGTTGTTAGACCTTGGTAGGGACATTATCCAGAATAGTCATGTGAACAACTTGGATATCACTCTGATAAACGGAGCAAGAATCTATGTTCGTGGTGCTGACAGACCAGATACCCTTCGTGGTGTGTCTTTGACCTATGCTGTACTGGACGAGGTAGCTGATATTAAGCCTGAAGCATGGGAACAGGTCATTCGGGCTAGTTTGTCTGATAAACGAGGAAGAGCATTATTCATCGGTACTCCCAAAGGGCGTAATTGGTTCTACGACACCTTTAAACTAGGAGAGAGTGAAGATGATCCTGATTGGAAGAGTTGGCACTTCACCACCGCAGACAATCCTTTGATTGACCAAAAAGAGATTGAGTCTGCCAAGAAGACCCTGAGTTCTTTTGCTTTTAAACAAGAGTACATGGCGAGCTTTACCAATGCGGGTTCTGATATTTTTAAGGAAGAATGGATCAAGTATGGTGTAGAGCCGAACTATGGAAGCTATTACATCGCTGTTGACCTTGCGGGATTCGAGGAAGTTGCCAAACAAGCGGCTAACTCTAAGAAGCGTCTGGACGAGTCTGCTATCTCGATAGTGAAGGTTACGGACGATGGGAAGTGGTTTGTTCAGAAGATTGAACACGGAAGATGGGACATTCGAGAGACTGCGGCTAAGATTCTTCTGGCTATTCGGGACTACCGACCTTTAGCTGTGGGGATTGAGAGGGGGGCGCTAAAGAACGCTGTTTTGCCCTATCTGAGTGACCTTATGCGAAAAAACAACACCTTTGCGCATATCGTGGATTTGACGCATGGGAATAGAAAAAAAGCTGACAGGATAATCTGGGCTTTACAAGGTAGGTTCGAGCATGGCAGAATTGTGTTAAATTCTGAGGAAGATTGGGATGAGTTTGTAGACCAGTTAATTCTGTTCCCTGCTCAAGGTGTCCACGATGACTTGCCTGACTCCCTTAGTTACATTGACCAACTAGCTGTTACATCTTACATGGAAGAAGATGACAATGAGGATTGGCAACCGATAGATATTATCTCAGGGGTATAAGATGGAATTCCAAGAACCTAGCGATTCAGACAAAGAACTAACCGCCTTTGTTGTTAACCATTGTGATCGCTGGCGTGATTACCGAGACACCAACTACCTAGAAGAGTGGCTTGAATACGAGCGTATCTTCAATGGTGAGTGGGCTGTTGAGGATAAAACTCGTGATTCCGAGCGTTCAAGAATCGTTACTCCCGCTACCCAACAAGCCGTAGAAACCCGCCATGCCGAAATCATGGAGGCTATCTTTGGTCAAGGTGAGTTCTTTGACATTCAGGACGATATCCGTGATGTCAATGGAAATCCTCTAGATGTTGCTGCTATCAAGGCTCAACTCATGGAAGACTTCAAGGTTGATAAGATTCGTAAATCTATTGACCAAATTGAGTTGTTGGCAGAACTCTATGGTACTGGTATCGGTGAGATTGTTGTCAAAACAGAGAAAATCTTTGTTCCCGCTACTCAAGCAATCCCTGGTCAAATGGGACAAGCGGCTATTGGTGTTGTCGAAAAAGACCGCATTGCCGTAAAGATTGTTCCTGTTAACCCTAGAAACTTCTTGTTTGACCCTAACGGCACATCAATTGATGACTGTATGGGTGTGGCTGTAGAGAAGTATGTTTCTATCCACAAAGTCGTTAAAGGTCAGGAAGATGGCATCTATCGCAAGGTACAAATCGGTACTGATTCGATGGATACGGACTTAGAGCCTACCCAAGAGATTACTCAGTACGAAGACGATAAAGTTAAGTTGTTGACATACTATGGTCTAGTTCCTAGGGAATACCTTGAGCAACTGGAAAACGAAGATGGTGAAGTAGAAGACTTGTTCCCTGAAGACTCTGTTCAGGACGAGTATTCCGATCTGGTTGAAGCAATTGTTGTGATTGCCAATGATGGTGTTCTTCTGAAGGCAGAAAAGAACCCATACATGATGAAAGACCGCCCAATCCTTGCGTATCAGGACGATACAGTTCCTAATCGTTTGTTGGGTCGTGGTACTGTTGAGAAGGCTTACAACTCACAGAAGGCTATTGATGCCCAAGTTCGTAGCCACTTAGATTCTTTGGCGCTGACTACAAGCCCAATGATGGCTATGGATGCTACTCGCTTGCCTCGTGGTGCTAAGTTTGAAGTAAAGCCAGGCAAAGCTATCCTGACAAACGGCAATCCTAATGAGATTTTGTTCCCATTCAAGTTTGGCAATACTGATGGCTCTAACCTGACTACTGCTAAAGAGTTTGAGCGTATGCTTTTACAGGCTACTGGAACTCTTGACTCACAAGGAATGGTATCTGCTGTTGCTCGTGATGCGGGTCAAGGTGGTATTTCGATGGCTGTTGCCTCGATTATCAAGAAATACAAACGTACATTGGTGAACTTCCAAGAGGATTTTATGATCCCCTTCATCACCAAAGCGACATATCGCTATATGCAGTTCGACCCAGAGCGTTATCCTACTGTGGACATGAAGTTTATTCCGACTGCCGCATTGGGTATCATTGCTCGTGAGCATGAACAACAGCAGTTTATTGCGCTTTTGCAGACCCTTGGCCCAAATACTCCTGTTTTGCCAGTCATTCTCAAAGGAATCATGGCGAATTCCTCTCTGTCAAACCGCTTTGAGTTGATTGAGATGCTCGACAAGATGTCACAAGGCGATCCACAAGCCCAACAAGCTCAAGCAATGCAACAACAGTTGAATATGCAGTTGGCTCAGGCTCAGATTGCTGTCCAAACGACTCAAGCAAAGCAGAACGAAGCAGAGGCTCAGAAGTTGTTAACAGAGGCTCAATTGATGCCTATTGAGTTGCAAGCTAAGAGCATGGCTGCTACGACTAAGAATCTGCCAAACGAAGATGCTTTGGCTTCTAAAGAGTTTGATAAGCGAGTCAAGATTGCTGAATTGATGCTCAAAGAAGCAGATATTCAGAACAAGGCTAAGATTGTTGAAAAACAGATGACTAAACAATGACCCCTGAACTGCAACGCTACTATGAGGATAGGTTCACCACCATGTCCACTCAAGGTTGGGTGGATTTAATGGAGGATATTGACAAGATGATTGAACCTTTGAATAATATTTCAACAATTGCAGATGAAAAGACTCTACAATTTCGTAAAGGTGAGTTATCAATACTTATTTGGCTGAAAAACTTGAAGCAAGTCAGCGAGCGAGCATTTGAGGACTTAAATGAAAAGAATGTATGAATTCGCCTGTGTAAATGGGCATAAAACAGAGAGATTTGTTGATTATGAGGCAACAATTCTCAAATGTGAGTGCGGTGAGGAAACTCATCGTGTTCTATCAGCGCCAGCATTTCGACTAGAAGGTTGGTCTGGCTCTTTCCCAACGGCTTATAGCAAGTTTGGCAAGAGTCATACTGACAAGTTGAAGGCTGAACGCAAAGCCAACTCATAAGCAATTATGCCGAGTTGAATCTCCTACAACCGAAAGCGGCAGGAAAAGGAAATTAGTATGTTGATTGACAACGAACCAGAAGAGTTAAACGAGTTAGATATCGAAGACCAGAAGGCTCTGCAAAAAGCAGAATCTATGCAGAAAAATGAACTTCCTGAGAAATACAGGGATAAAAGTTTAGACGAGATTGTGAAGATGCACCAAGAGGCTGAGAAGCTCATTGGTAAGCAAGCACAAGAAGTTGGAGAAGTACGCAAACTGGCAGATGAACTCCTAAAACAGAACCTTAGTTCTAGACAGCAACAGACAAAAACGGAAGAGCCTGAAGTAGATTTCTTTGAGAATCCACAGAAGGCAGTTCAACGGACAGTTGATAATCACCCTGACATCCTAGCGGCACGACAAGTGACGTTAGAGATGAAAAAGGCACAAATTCAGCAGAAGTTGGCTCAAGAACATCCCGATTTTGGCGACATTGCTAAAGATCAGGACTTTGCGAATTGGGTGAAGTCTAGCCCTGTGCGTCTAAAGTTGTTCGAGCAAGCAGACTCTGGATATGATTACGACTCAGCTAATGAACTGCTGTCTACTTACAAGCAACTTCGTAGCGTGAAGACTAAGCAAGCAAGTGATGCTGGAGAAGCCACTCGCAAGCAGAATCTAAAGGCTGTTGGAGTTGATGTTGGTGGTTCTGGAGAATCTTCTAAGAAGGTTTATCGTAGGGCTGACCTTATTCGGCTGAAAATGCAAGACCCTGGTCGTTATGAGATGCTGAGTGACGAGATCATGCAAGCGTACTCAGAAGGCCGTGTTAAGTAACTTTTTTTAATTTTGGAGATTTAATCATGGCAAATACCGCCTTTTCCCCCACAAATAGTGTAACCACTACATCCGCAGCTAACTTCATTCCAGAAATTTGGAGTGATGAAATTGTTGCCGCCTATAAGAAGAACCTCGTATTGGCCAATTTGGTCAAGAAGATGTCTTTCAAAGGCAAAAAGGGTGACACTGTTAACATCCCTAGCCCTGCTCGTGGTTCTGCTTCTGCTAAAGCCGCTACCGATGCAGTTACTCTGATTGCTGAAAGCGACACTAACATTCAAGTGTTGATCAACAAGCACTATGAGTACTCACGTTTGATCGAAGACATCGTTGAAGTGCAAGCCCTGACATCTTTGCGTTCTTTCTACACAGAAGACGCAGGTTATGCATTGGCTAAACGCATCGATACAGACTTGGTTCAATTGGGTCGTGCATTCAATGGCGCTACTATCGGTACTGACGACTATGCTACTTCTGCTTCTAGCACAAAAGCATATATCGGTTCTGATGGTACTACTGCTTATAACAGCTCTACATCAAATGCCGCTGCTTTGACAGATGCTGCTATTCGTCGCACTATTCAGCGTTTGGACGACAACGACATTCCTATGGATGGTCGTTTCTTCCTGATTCCTCCTTCAAGCCGTAACACATTGATGGGTCTGGCTCGTTACACCGAGCAAGCCTTCATTGGCAATGGCGATGCAATCCGCAATGGTGAAATCGGTCAACTGTACGGCATGGCTGTGTTTGCATCTTCCAATGCTGATACTGGCGCTGGTTCTTCTGGTACAGACCGCATCTGCTTGATGGGCCACAAAGACTCTATGGTCTTGGTTGAGCAATTGGGCATCCGTTCACAGACTCAGTACAAGCAAGAGTACCTCGGTACATTGTTTACTGCTGACACTCTGTATGGTGTGAAGGCTCTGCGTACAAACGCTACTAGCTCTGCCGCTAACGCATCTGGTGCTTTTGCCTTGGCAGTTCCTGCTTAATGTTGCCACTTTCCCCTCGCCTTAATCGGTGGGGGGATTTTTTCTTAATCTAGGAGGAATTTATTATGGCAACCGCATCTTCAGTTGTAACTCGTCGTGGTAACGATCAATTTCGTGGACTTTTTAGCGATACATGGGCAGTAGTTTGCACATTGAACGCTGGTTCATTGGTTGATGGTGCAGGCGAGACAGACGATGTAACAGTACCAGGCGTAGCCCTTGGTGACATGGTTCTTTGCTCATCTTTGGCAGTTGACTTGGTTGGTTTGACAGTAACAGGTTATGTTTCTGCCGCTAACACAGTTAAGTTCCGCATTCAGAATGAGTCTGGTTCTACTGTTGACTTGGCTTCTGCAACAATGGACATCATTATTGTTCGCATGGTCTAATCTAAAGGGGGCTAATAACCCCCTTTTCTTCGGAGATTCTTATGGCTACCTTTAAGTGCTTACAAAGTGGGCAAACAGTAACTTTCACGCTTCAACATGATATTGATAGCATGAAAGGTCATGCGGGTTATGTCAGAATTGATGAAGAGCAAAAAGAGTCTTTTGAGAAGCCTTTAATATTGTCTCAACCACAGCCTGTCAAGAAGATGGGTCGTCCAAGGAAGACTGCAAATGTCTGAGATTGATCCACGAGAATTCGGTAAGTTAGAAGCCCAAGTAGAGGCTCTACAGAACGAAGTTCATGCAATGCGTGAAGATATTAAAGCCCTTTTAGAGATGGCAAACAAGTCCAAAGGTGGAATGTTTGTTGGGATGGCAATTGCCTCTGTAGTTGGCGGCATTGTTTCGTTTGTTGCAACCAAGATAATTCGTTAAGGAAACATCATGTACGGAAAAACCAAGATGACTAGCTCTAAGATGCCAAAGAAAAAAGAGAAATCTATGCCTTTGGCTATTATGATTGCTGTTGGTAAGCCTCGTGCTATGCCTACTCGTGGTGGTCGTACAGCGACTAACATGATGAAGAAATCAGGTCGTGGCAAATGAAAAAGACCAAAGCAGAGGCAAAAATCTCTAAGGTTATGCGAGAGTACAAAGCAGGTACTCTGCACTCTGGCAAGGGTGGCCCTGTAGTCAAAAAGCCTAAGCAAGCAGTTGCCATTGCTTTATCTGAAGCAGGTATGTCTAAGCCTAAGATGAAGAAAAAGAAATGAAACAGGGTCTTTACGCCAATATCAATGCCAAACGAGAACGCATCAAGGCGGGTTCTAAGGAAAAGATGCGTAAGGTAGGCTCAAAAGGCGCTCCGACAGAGGCCGCTTTTAAGGCTGCTGCTAAAACAGCAAAGAAGAAATGAAGACTCCTGCTTGGCAAAGAAAAGAAGGAAAATCTGCTTCTGGGGGCTTGAATGCCAAAGGAAGAGCATCGTATAATGCAGAAACAGGTGGTAATTTAAAAGCACCAGTCAAGTCGGGAGATAACCCTCGTAGGGCATCCTTTTTAGCACGAATGGGCAATATGCCTGGCGCTGAGATGAAAGATGGAAAGCCTACCCGACTTTTACTTTCTCTTAGAGCTTGGGGCGCAACGTCCAAGGAAGACGCTAAAGCTAAGGCTAAAGCGATCTCTAAGAGGAATAAGAAGTGAGACCAATATCCGTAGGTAATAATCTAACCGCAGGCTCAAAGACTACTGTCTATACTGTGCCTACTGGTTACTATGCTCTATGGAATCTTTGCTTCATCTCCAACCATACTGGCAACAATAAGACTGTAAGTGTCTGGTGGTACGACTCTAGTGCCAATGCTGAGATTACTGTAATTGATGCTTATCAGATTGCGGCTACTCAGTATGTAAGATTTGATGGTGGCGCTTATGTTGTGCTTGAAGAAGGCGACCAAGTGCGAATTACGCCAGAATCTGCTTCAGCAATGTCTTCCACAAATACATTCGTGCTATATGGAGCGCAAAGAACATGACCTACTTAGAATTAGTCAATGATGTACTCACTCGTTTGCGTGAGACTACTGTTTCTACAGTATCAGAAACCACTTATTCCGCATTGATTGGCAAGTTTGTCAATGATGCCAAGCGTCAGATTGAAGATGCTTACACTTGGAATTGCCTCTCACAAACAATCACAGTAACTACTACTGGTGGCACACACTCTTATGCTTTGACTGGATCAGGTCAGAAGTTCCGTGTGATGGATGCTTTGAATACAACTAGCAATGTTGTGTTGGGGGATATTGTTTTTACGAGCATGAATCGTAAGCTGAACTTTGTCACTCCTGTCCAAGGAATTCCCTCTGAATACTGCTTCAATGGCGTAGATTCTAGTGGTGACACAAAGATTGATTTGTATCCAATTCCTGATGGCGCTTACACAATCTTGTTTGATGTGATTATTCCTCAAGCTCAATTGACATCTGATAGCAATACTGTGAAGGTATTAGACTATTTGGTGACTCAGAGTGCGTATGCTCGTGCTTTGATTGAGCGTGGTGAGGATGGAGGAACTAACTCTTCTGAGGCTTATGCTTTGTTTAGAGGAATGTTGTCTGATGCTATTGCAACAGAAAGCACTCGTTACCCTGAAGAATCAATGTTTGAGGCAGTCTAATGGCTTCTCCACTACAAAGTAACAGCATTTCAGCGCCTGGTTTCTATGGGCTGAATACACAAGACTCTCCATTGGATTTGTCTTCTGGCTTTGCTTTGGTTGCGTCTAATTGCGTAATTGACCAGTATGGTCGTATTGGTGCTAGAAAAGGTTGGACAAAGGTTAATTCTTCGTCTGGTAATTTAGGTGCTAATGATGTAACTGTTATCCATGAGTTAGTTCAAACTGATGGCACATTGACTGTTCTATTTGCTGGTAACAACAAGTTATTCAAGCTAGGAACAGCTAATGCTGTGACTGAGTTGACTTATGGAGGAGGCGGTACTGCTCCTACCATTACATCAGATAACTGGCATTGCGCTAGTTTAAATGGAATCACTTACTTTTTCCAGTCTGGCTATGACCCATTGATTTATGACCCTGCTGTAAGTACAACTACTTATCGTAGAGTTTCTGAAAAGACTGGTTATGTTGGTACTGTTCCGCAAGCCAATATCTGCATTTCAGCATTTGGTCGTTTGTGGGTTGCTAATACATCTACTGACAAGGTAACAGTTACCTTCTCTGATTTGATTGCAGGTCATGTGTGGTCTGGTGGCACAACAGGAACATTGGATGTTTCTCGTGTGTGGCCTAATGGTTCAGATGAAATCATGGGCTTGGCTGCTCACAATGATTTCTTGTTCATCTTTGGTAAACGACAGATTCTTGTTTATCAGGGTGCTACCACTCCCGCTACGCTTCAATTGAGCGACACAGTAGGCTCTATTGGTTGTATTGCTCGTGATTCAATTCAGAGTATTGGTACTGATGTAATTTTCTTGTCAGACTCAGGGGTTCGCTCTTTGATGAGGACTATTCAAGAGAAGTCTGCTCCTTTGCGTGACCTATCTAAGAATGTTCGCTCTGACTTAGTATCTTCTTTGGCAGTAGAGACTTTGGCTAATCTGAAGTCTGTTTACTCAGAGAAGAATGCTTTTTACTTGTTAACCTTGCCAGTTACAGCTCAAGTCTTTTGCTTTGATACAAAGATGCAATTGCCTGATGGTGCGGCTCGTGTGACTAAGTGGGATTCCATCACTCCAAAGTCCTTGTATGCGCTTCGTAATGGCGATTTGTACATTGGTAAGACTGGATATATTGGTAAGTATGCCAGTTACTTAGATGATGCTTCTACTTATCGATTTTCGTATTTCACAAACCATGCTGACTTAGGCAATCAAGACCAGATTTCTGTTCTAAAGCGTATTAAGACAGTAGTGATTGGTGGCTCAAACCAATATGTGACGATTAAGTGGGGCTTTGATTTTGCCGCTAACTATTTGTCTGGCAATGCTTACATTCCTGAACAAAAGAACTATGAGTATGGTCTTGCTGAATATGGCATTGCTGAGTACTCTGGTGGCGTGTTGATTAAGACTTTGGATGTGAATGCGTCTGGAGCAGGTAAGATTGTTCAAACTGGTTACGAAACCACTATTAACGGCACTCAGTTGTCAATTCAGAAGATTGAAATTCAATCTAAGAATGGCAAGATTTCGTGAGTATGAAGCTCACACAAGGAGAATAGATTGTCAAATTACACAAAAAGTACTAATTTTGCTACCAAGGATAACTTATCTCCTGGTGATCCACTAAAGATTGTTCGTGGTACTGAGATTGACACCGAGTTCAACAATATTTCCACGGCTATTGCGACTAAGACAGATAACTCTGCTGCCGCGATTACTGGTGGTTCTATTACTGGTATTACAGATTTAGCAATTGCTGATGGTGGTACAGGAGCTTCTACAGCTACTGCGGCTATCAATAATCTCTTGCCTTCACAGACAAGTAACGCAAACAAGTATCTCCAAACTGATGGAGCGAATGTTTCTTGGGATGCTGTTAGCCTTTCTACTTCTGACATCACAGGTACTCTTCCTGTTGCCAATGGTGGTACTGGTGTAACTTCATCTACTGGTACAGGTTCTGTTGTTCTGTCAAACAGTCCTACATTGGTGACTCCCGCATTGGGGACTCCTGCTTCTGGTGTGGCAACTAATCTAACTGGT